AAATCGTTCCCTGCAACAGTTCCCTTGTCAGCAGTCATCATCTTGTTGATGTGTTCAGCGTGGTGCTTACCCATCTCTTCCTTGAGGATTGCTCGAATGTCGCCAAGTCCGTCGTCTTTGTCAGCAAGGAACATTGCGGTTTCGCTCATATCGAATGTGTGGACAATCGTCTTTGGTTTTGCAGCAATGTGCTGGAAGGTAGGCTTGGTGGTGTCAGGTAGTGTAGCGTTTTCAGCAACACCGCCGCCCTTTGCGAAGGAAGGTCGTGCGGTGATAACTCGCCATCCACTGCGCTCCCAAGGTCGCTTTGGTAGGATGGAGAAAGCGTTGAACTCTTGGTTCAACTGGCTCCAAACCTTGCGTCCGTAGATTGCTTGGTATGTACCTGCGGTCGTAGACAGCATAGGTGCGTCAGCCTTGAGCAACTCGCTACCTGAGTAGGAGTAACCCATGGCGTTACCTGCGCCGTAGTAATATCGTTCCATGTCTGTAATGCTTCGGATGTAATCTCTTGCCATATTCTTCAACTCCTAATTTCAGGCTCCCCTCAACGTTTTGTTTGCAAGGTTGTGAACCTCATCCCATGACATGTTACCCAAGTCTTGAGTTGAAGGAACTTCAACATTTGCGGAGGAAACAGACTTTGCGATGGTGTGGCTCTCGGTGCTCAAATTATCAATGCGCTCGGAGAGGTCACCAATAGACTTGAGGACTTCTTCAAGAGGTCCACGAGCATCAAAGGTGCTTCGTTCTGCTTCTTGCTTCTCGATTTCGAGTTCCTTTGCAAGTCGCTGGGAAAAGTTTGCTTCCAAGTTGTTTCGGAAGTTTTGTTCAAGAGATGCAGCCTTGTAGACTTCGTAAGCATTCTCAATGTCGGCTTGGGAAACGTTGCCTTCATTGAGGTAACCCTTAGCGATTGAAGGTGCTCCCATTGCGCCAGCAGGTTCTTTTCCACCTGCGGCTGTAAGTGCGGAAATAGCACCAGTAGAAGGAGAACCACTTTCTTGTCCTCGACCACGTACTTGACCACCGAAGTAGTCAGCACCATCGACGGAATCAGGGTTATCGAATCCACCAAGTTGAGCCTTAGCCAAGTCATCAAAGTGTGCACGAGCACTACCAATATCGACTCCAGCCGACTTCAATGTGTCTTCCATCCAGTTGAGGTATTCGGATGTAATAACATCACCAAATTCCTCACCCTTCATGTACGCCATTTTGTCGTCATCTTTCTTTTCTTCTTTCATGTCTTCACCATCTTTCTTTTCTTCTTTTGGCTCGTCATCTTTCTTATCCTTGATGTGCTCACGGAGTTGAGGAGGAATTTCTCCTTTCTCCATTGCATCAAGTCGGGCTTCCAATCGTTCCATAACACTGTTCAAATCAACTTCACTTGTCATATTTGTGTCCTCCTTTAGTATACTGAATTGTGCTTCAGGGTTAATGCCCTTCTCACAAATAGTAATTTCGTGCAATTCCATCTTTGAAATCTCTTGGTAGTCGCCTTTGATGTTGTCAGACTTTCGCACTCGCTTGAATGCTTGTCCTCCAATTGAGAATCCACGAAGGTTACCCTTGCGAATCTCGGCGGCTACTTCACGAGCCTTCTCAATGTCATTGCGGAGTTGAACAACAACAAACATGCCAGTGTCGTCACATTCGGACTTCCACATACGGCCATTGCTGTCTACGTAAGAATCCAAGACTTCACCGACTTGGATGTTTGAGTGAGCGAGTTGTACATTGCGGTACTTTTCACTCTTCATGAACCCGTCAAATGCATCCTTAAGAGCACCACGAGTAATGAGGTCGCCTTGCTTATCGACAAGTTCAACCGATGCATAACCTGCAACAACCAAGTCAGACCCACTCTTGAGGAGAGTGATGTCCATAGAGGGTTGCTTTAGCGTCAGCATTGAACTAACGATTCTTTGTAACCATATTTAAACCCGTACTATACTTTGGAAAGTACAGGTTCATCGTCTTTAAAGTCCAAACTAAGGTGCTCACCCTCTTCAGTATCCGTTTCAACAGGCTTGAAGTGTTGCGGTTTTTTCTTTTTCTTAGGTTCAATATCATCGACCCGTTGATGATAGTCAGGTAGATTTTGCTCATCAGTAAGTTGTGTTGGTCCAGCAGGGGATTCGACAGGTGTTCCTAAATCAATACCAAGTCCCTTCGGTCCAGTCCATGTCATACGTTCTTTTGCAAGTTTATCCAATGTACGTACAATAACTTCCAATGCTTTTTTCTTGTCTTCGGGTTTGAGCAAAATATTCTCATCATCTTCTTCAATAATACCTACTGAATTTTCCTCAACACGTTTTGGTGATGGCTTCTTTGGCATTTCAAGGTCTTCAACCTTTGACTCCTTTTGCAATTGGCCGCTAAACAAAAGCGGGGCAAGTGGACTCCAAAACGGCTGTAGGCTTTCAGCCAGTGTTACGCTGTAATCGTTTTTGTACAAATCACCCATTGTACTCACTGGGGAATGCACGTACCACATATCACCGACTTCATCGACTTGGTACGTTACTGTATCAATGTCCTTTAGAATAACATGTAAACCATGTTCGTCGTATTCAACGTCGTGTGGGATATTGATAGGTAGGTAACCTTTGGTTAGCAAGTCAAGCGACTCGGTGCTCGCTGGACCTTCACCCTCACCCTCGCCCTCGATTTGACGAATCTGTACGGTGTAGACGTTTTTCTCACCACGAGTCTTCTTGGTAATGCCGCTTACCGATACTCGTACAATGTCACCAACCTTGTACGCCTTTTGCTCACGTCGTGCTGTACCTATGTCCATGTAGTGTTTACCGTCAATCGTAACGGCTCGATTTTGCAGTCCTTCATCATCAAGCAATGGACCTGCACCCAATTGGTATGTGTACGGTCCATTGCCTCGTCGGTCAAGTACAATGAAGTTGTAGTCACGAGTCGGTCGGTACAATATCCACTTTGGATGTCGATACTCACCTTTCATGTATGTCGATTTAGAATCACGCAACAAGATGTTATCGTGGTCATCTTGCATTCGCTTGACAGATTCTTTCAAGCCCTCATTGTCTGTCATTTTTGTATCGTGTGGTCCGGGTACAATGACATTTTCGTGGCTTTCAAACTGTGAACGAAGAATCTTGACACGCTCAAACAACAACATATCGCTAATATCATTGTTGTCGTAATTGATAATATCAATAATATTGAGGTCTTCATCCCCCATAATTCCGTCAATAGCGTAGTTTTTGTCGCTTACCTTCACCAGTGCTTCACGGTGGTTCTTGCGAAGACCAACCTTCTTACCCTTCTCATTCAAGGCAGTGACTTCATCACCGTTTTTAATGAGCATGACACGCTTACCGTCGTACCACTTTGACACAACCCATGAACCACTAAATCCACGTAGGTGTTCTAAATCACTCATTTCAAAGATACGATGCATTGGACGAATCAAAGGAGTCCACTGTGGGTCTTCTTCTTTCATCAACAACTCATCAGGATTGAGCATTCCTTGAATAAACTCCGTCATTTCGTTGAGATTCAGTTTGTTTGGGTCATGTCCGATTGGTAAGAACGTTTCAGGGTCAAGACCAAAGATAGGTAGATTGCTTTCTCTTGGTGGCGGAGCGTTACCCCATACTTGTTCTCGTAAATCTTTACCATGTACCATGTCGATAAGTTCGTACGGCACAGTATGGTATAGTCCTTCCTCGACATATGTACCTGCTACCATTTGACCATCGTGTGTAAATTCAACACCGACCGATGGTGCGGCGAGCCATCCACCGTGATGTCCACCTGCATCAAACGTATCAAAGATACTATGATTGTTAGGATTAGGCGCACCAACAGGCACTTGTGTCATACCGGGTCTTGCACTAATCGAAGTTGTAGGTTGTTCCATTCGTCCTTCCTGTTCAACCATTGGATTGTAATGCAATATCGTGTCCAAATTGTTTCGTGTCGTAGCGGCGATTTGAGGAAGACCTTTTCCTGATGAACCACGCTTGTATTGTTGAGCACCGTGTACATCATTTTCAATCATCTCCAATCCATTTGCATCAGCAAGTGCTGTGAATGAACCACCCATAAGTTGCTTTACACGACGTGGCAATGA